AATGATGGTGATAAAGGTCACGCATTAGTTGGCGGTGGTGTTAGCGGTGGTGCACCAACACCGGTTAAAGGCAAGTCAAATGTCGTTAACAGCAGGATTAAAGGTAATAACCAATCCTTCTTCAACGTCTAAAATAGATTAAAAATAAAATTAAAGCCCCTCGCAAGAGGGGCTTTTTTTTGATTAAATAACTATATGGAAAGTACGTATGTACATGAAAAGCTTAATCCTATATTCTTTGATGAAAATAATAATGTACGCGACAATATCAAAGATAAGTTATTAATTATTGCAAAAAAAGCTTTTGAAGATTTAGAGATAAATACACCTATAGAAGATATTACCTTTACAGGTTCTCTTGCAAACTATACATATACAAAAGAATCTGATGTTGATTTGCACATCTTGATAGATTTTGATAAAGTAAATAAAGATAAATTACTTGTTAAACGAGCATTAGATTGTAATAAATTTGTTTGGAATTTAAGACATGAAATAACTTTTGCAGGGCATGAAGTTGAAGTATATTTTCAAGATATATCTGAAAAGCACACCTCGACCGGTGTTTACTCTTTATTAAAAAATAAATGGCTTGTAGAACCTAAACAATTATCAGATGTCGAAGTTGATGAACATATAGTAAAGAAAAAATATGAAGAATATAAAAATCATATTCTTTCTTTGCAAAGAGAAGCAAATAAACCTATTACTAAAAATTATGCAGAAAAAATTCTTAATAATGCTAAAAGATATTTTAAAAAATTAAAAGCAGATAGAAAAGAAGGGCTTGAAAAAGAGGGTGAGTTATCAGAAAAAAATCTTATATTCAAACAATTAAGGCAAAACGGTTTTATCGACATGCTAACTGATTTGATTAATATTGTTTATGATAAATCTTTAACGGAATCATATTTAGTTGGAATGAAGACAGGTTTACCGTTAAAAACAAAAATGAAACCGCAAATGAAAAAATTATTTAAAACTTTAACTAAAAAGACTTTCTTTAAAATGACTCCTGGTACTAAGAAGAGACATCAACATCCTGTAGGCAGGACTGGTATGGATAGAAAAAATGCGCAATTTGTACCAGATGTACACAAAGCAGATATGGGTACTTTTTCAAAATTAGATAATTTAAGAAAAGGACAAACAGGTAAATTTGTGCTTTCGCCATCTGAATTAAAAATGGTGAAAGATAGATTTAATATTAGTCATATTATGCCAGGTGAAGTTAAAAAACTTGGCAATACAGGTATAAGGGTTTATTTGGATACAGCTGTAAACCGTTATATAATGGAGAGATAAGATGAGTGTGGATAGATATACAGGAAACCCGGACGTAAGATATTACCCTTTACCATCTGATTCTACTGAAAATCCATGTTTTAGATTTTTAGATAAAGATAATAACGAATGCGAGCGTGAGATGGTTTCTAATGTAATGCGGGAACAGATTAATCTATATGGTACTAAAGTTAATTACTTTGTACACACGTATAACCCGTCATATTCTGCGGATAATTTCTATGGCGAGCAACCGTTGGCTGAATACGGTATACCAATTAGCTTTAGTGCTTACATAGATCTTAATGAAAATTCTTTGTTGCTATCGAAATACGGATTTCAATCGGAAGATGAAATTACAATGTATATACATATATCTTCGTTTTATGAAGCATATCACAAACCTTCATTATCTGCATATTTTCACGGATATGCAATTGAACCAAAATCAGGAGATGTATTTAAACTGACTGAATACGGCAGCGACAGACCTGGCGAGAGAGACGGTAAAATGTTTGAAGTAACAGAACGCCTGGATCAAGATATTAACAAAATTAACCCATTGTTAGGACATTATGTCTGGTTATTAAAAGCTAAGAGATATGAGACTAGCTTTGAACCTGGTCTTACAGCTGAAAAAGGCAACACACAAGTATTTGATAGTCCTGCCAACCCTGATATTAAAGGTGCAGAGAAAAACTACCCATTCGATATTAATTCAGCTTCAAAAGCTGTATTCGATGGGAAGAACAATACTGGTATATATGGGGATTACGATCAGTAATTAGCTACCAATTTCTTCACCTTCAACAACGTCGAGTTCAGCTTCTTCTGCGTCTGCATCCTTAAAGGGCTTGACTGTAAACAACCCTTTCTCTAACTCGATTTCGTGCACCATAGAAGGAAATCTTTCATCCATATATTTTTGAAAACTAATTGGTTTGATCCAATCAGTACTCTTATCAATATTAACACCCATGTCATCCGCCTTTTTACCTATTATATAAATAGCTTCCATGAGTGAAAGCCATCTTGCATAACATTCAATTGAGAGATCTTCTAGCTTATCTTTTGTTTGTACTTGTATCGTTCTTTTTGTATTCATTAACTAATTTTATAATGGAACCTAATAACATTGTCAAGAACTTTTCTATATTATTATTATCTTTATAGTAAGTCTTAAGCTCTGACTGCAATACTTTTAGTTTTATTTTTGTGTCGTTGTCATGTAAAGCTTGTTCCTTTAGGATTAAGAAAATTATATCAATAAATTCACCTATAGTTGAACACGGAAATGTTAATAATGCGCCGCTATTAAAGTCCTTATCATTTAGAATTTGTAAGAGTATCTGCTTAACATCAGCTATAGATTTAGGAGTTATGATATCTGCTCCTATTGAAGATGCAGGCTTCTCTTCGAAGTTTATCATTCTAAAGGTTGTGTTGTTTGCGCGGTTTCCGCGCTAATAATAACCGAATTAATTTTGCTACAATCTATACACTTGTAGGTATTTTTTGTGTTTAAAATAACTGGAACAAACTGTTTAACCTTCTTGTGACAAGGACATTCTACTTCCATACCTTGCTTTGAATATTCAGCTAATTTAAACGCTTCAATTTCTTTTAATTTGATCTCACCAATATATTCCATTATAGATCCAATAATATAAAAAATTATAAACTGTGAGATAGTTGTAATAACAAAAACAATAACAAGTTTGCTTGTAAAAGGAATAGCAAGTAACGTTGCGACAGTACTAACTACAATTGTAGTTACAATGCTTTTTAATAAATTAATCACAACATATTATAGTATGAAATATATTATGATTCAACTACTTTTCTTAAAATAATAAAAACTTTTTTTGCAATAGTATACATGTTTTTAATCAACATGTTAGCGTATTTAAGATGTGTTTTCTTCTGGATAGTCGGGTTGCCAATAGCTTCATTTATTTTAGTATGCAAGTTTTCACACGATAAAAATATGTTTCCCAATAGATCGAAAACATTAGTTAATTCTGCGGGTGTTGCACGTTGTACATTAACGGTATTGGGATTTTGTAAGTTTTTAGTGTATAAACTATTGAGAGTAATGGGATTAGCCTTTAGATCTCTCGATGCAATACCTGCTACATACCTGTCTCCCGAATACATTTGTGTATCTTCACACATTTTTTTGAACGAGAACATATAAATATTTAATATAACACACTATGAAAAACTTTTCTTCTAGATTTTTTTCCGTATTTGAAGCTGACGAAAATCAACCGCAAACAGACGCAGATGCTGCTAGTCAACAGTTACCTTCAGGCAATGTGCAGGATTTAGGTGCAGTTGCAGGTAGCGATCAAGTATCCCAAGCTAAGAAAGAGTCACAAACACAGCAGCTTGCTGAACTTCAATCATGGATTGGGGAGATTGATAAGTTTATTGATTATTTGAATGGTGTTAACAGTAACTCACTACAATCTAAACTACATAGTGCAGGTTGCGATTCAATGTTTGAGAAAATTGCAAGGAGTGAAACAAAGAAAATAGCGAGAGTTGCAGTTGATTTGAGCTCTCTTGCTGAATCGCTAAAAGGCTACTTGATTGCTGGTACGAACGACGTTAACCCTTAATTCTACTTAATTCTACTACGCCTCTAATACCGGTAAATGTATTTTTTAATATAACTTCAGGTTTTATACTATCTCTTTTTGTAGACATACACATCTCATTAAAATCCTTAAATTTTTTACCTAGTTTCTCAGGCCAAATAAAAACCGATTCATTTTGTTGTAACAGGATTTTAGATTTACGCTTACTCGCGTCGTCCTGCCATTGCGAGTCTAATACAAATATTCTTTTATGAAATTTTACTGTATCCAGCTGTTTGAGCTGTAATTGGGTAAACGTTTGTTTACTTCTTTCTTGAATACCTGTAATACCAACACCATTTTCAATAAAACACGAATCAAGAGGACCTTCAAACACGAAAATATAATCTAAGTCATTAGAAATTTTATCTATGTTAAATAACGATTTTTCACCAGATATTTTTGAAAGATACTTAGGTTTAATTTTCATATCTGTCTGTAATAAAGTCCTTGTTTGATAAAAAATAATGTCGTTGTTGTAGTAAAAGGGTATTATTAGTCTGTTTTTATGAACCTTGTCAGTAAGCGATATATACAACGCAGGTGGTGGGTTGATACAAGTATCTAGTCTTCTCTTTTTTATGTAATCTAATGCTAGTTTAACTACTTTATTATCTTTATAATAATCGATTTGTAAATTGTCGAAAAGATTAATAGAGTTTTCGGGTAATGTTGATGGTGTAGGTCTCTTCTTCTCTTCTACAGGTTCAGGTACCCTTGTAATAGTACTTACATCAAATATTTTGATCTCGTTAATTATATCCAAGTCATTGACCCCGCTAACCTTTTTAATCCAGTTAAACGGGTTACTATACCAACCGCAGTTATGACAACATATTATCTTCTTCTTAGGTATATAAAACAACCGTCTCTTATATCCCCAGCTCTTACCTTCTCTGCAAATAGGGCATCCACCCTCATAGACATTGGCTAAACGTTTATATTTAACATAGCCCGCGTATTGAAAAAACTTAGTTACAATAAACTCTTCCGGTAAGGAAATCACAATTTATTATAAACTCTAACTGTTGTAAATAAAGTTTATTTCTTTTCAGGAACGTCACGAATCTCTACGGTGCCTTTTCTAATAAAAGTACCGCTAGCTGGGTCATACCAATGTGCTTCAACATGAATTTTGTCACCAATTCTTCTCTCAATAATTTTAGGAGTAGACGTTTGACCGCTTATAGGTGATACAATTTTTGTAGGTCTGACAATATTGCCGGGGTTATTATCCATATTAATATTTACACAGCATGTATGCTTTTTAAATACTGTGCTTTAACAACATCAAATACATAGCTTGGAAGAACTTCAATAAAATCTAAATGCTTCATCTTTAGGTTAATATAGAACTCATTACTATCTATGTTATGCGGAATCATATCGGGAAGCATAAGAAACGATTTCTTATTTCTCACACTATCAACCAACACTACCATCTTACTACAATATAACCCTTTTCTATATGCAAATATAGATCCAGGCTTATAGCTACGATTAAAGAGATTTAATAGAACTTTCATTTTCTAATTCTCTCTTAATTAACATAATACTGTTATAAACTGCTTCTCTTGTATCGTGAAAATCAAAACCTAAGCTTCGAACTTTTTCGTTTGATAGTATACAATTGGATCTTTTAGCTAATGTATCAAGATCTTCTAAATTTATGAAGCTCCATTCTGGATTTTCTAAGCCAGCTTTTTTAAATAACTCAACAATATCAAAAGCTTCAAGCGGCTCAGTATTAACCACGTTATATATACCACTTTTAAAGTTATCAGCTTGACAGAAACGGAATATCAGCCGATTTAAATCTTCTAAAAACGTTAAACTATTTTTTAAAGTAATTAATTTATTATATTTAAAAATTTTATATAAATAGTTCTTGTGTTCTAAGGTAGTTGTAAAAGGCATTCTAATTCTAAAGATTGCTAAATTATCTAGCTGAAAATGGGAAGCCAATTCAAAGATATGCTTTGTCTTGGAGTAATAACTCGACTCAGAGTTAAAAATACCAAAATTGGGTAAATCGAGCTCATTATATGCTTTATCGTATCCGGTATATATACAACCAGAAGAAATATAAATTGTCTTGATGCCTAAATCAGCGCAGGTTTTATGTACAGAGAGTGGAGCATGTATATTATAAAATACACAATCATCTTTGTTTGTTTCACACGCGTCGACATTGGGGTAGCCTGTATAACCACTACAGTTTATAACATATTGCGGTTTATTTTTTTCGAGATAAGTTTTAAATAAAACTGGGTTTGCATAATCGAGTTCTTCTCTTTTAAGAAGCTTTACAGAAAAAAATCTACCTTCGAGATATTTGTAAACATGAGTACCAATGAACCCACCACCAAGAATTAAAATCATTATTTTTTAGAACGGGAAACCTTTTTCGGGACCGCCATCACTTTGTGATAAGATAAATTTATTGAGCAATGCAGATAATGAATCTGCTTCCTGTTGATTATGTGCAGAAATAACATGTACAGGGTCACCAGAAGGTGAATAACCTAACAAAATATAACTATTTAAAAACTCCTCAATAGTTGCTTTCAATGCATCGATATCTCTCGTCTTATTCTTTATTTCGGAGGCTTGTGATAATAGATAGTTATTAAGCGCTGCTTTTAAAATCTTATCTAACTCTTGAGACTGCTGCTTTTGATCATCTTTCTTTTTCTTCATCTCATCGCCTCCTGAGTCATCCTTCTTCTTTTTCATTATAATTATTTAATGTTTTTTTGACATATATACTATCTGTTTGCTTATTACAGACTCCACGTTGTATCAAATGCTCTATAATAACCTCTAGAGAATCAGTTTTAATACTATAGTTTTTTGGAAACAATAGCCCACCATCATTAAACTCAAACATAATCTCATTTAAGAAATCTTTATTGGTGTAGCAAGTAATAAAAACTGAAGCACCGCTTGGATCTACTAAAATAGTCCATCTACGTGGGTCATGCTTACCATATCTAAAAAACATTTTTAATACAATAAAACCGTTATCGCGTAATCTTTTTATAAAATAGCCCGCTGTTCTAATTTTATTTTTACTAATTTTCATATCAATTTACTAATGCTGATACAACATACTTACACTGGTATCCAGATTCTTCAAGATCAAAAAGAAACACCCCTAAGCTACTATTATAGCTCACCGATAGTTTATTTGATTTTGCAGAAGAAATTAACCTAACAATTTCAAAATTTATAGCTACAGGTTGTGCTATTTTATCTCCTGTAAAACTATCAGATATTTTTAATGCAATACTATCTACATTGTGTCTGCTATTATCAGTGAAATCACAAAACACGCTACTATCTTCACTATACAAATAGAGTTTAGATATATCCAATGCAATAGTGCTTGCTTTCAGAATATTTTGAAGCTCTACCTTATTAATAGTAAAAGCAGTACTAAACTTTAGAGAAAATATTTTTGATACATTTATCTTAGGTGTTATTACTATACCATCTTCTAAAAGATGATATTTAAATTTAAAATAATTTGAGCTAAATGAGACATTGTTGTTGAGTAGATTTAATTCTACCTTATTATCTTCTATACATGAAAATATTTTTATAAGCTTTTTAACATCAGGTACATTAACAGTAATAAGCTTATCGTCAATAAAATTGCTATCCTGGCTAATATCACTATAGTATACGACAGTATTATCGTTATTGCTTGCAATACAAGATGCGGTATTTTTTTCAAATTTTAAAACACAGCTATCTGTCAGTTTAGAAATACCTGAAAGAAATCCGTTATTAAAGTTCTTTAGATTTTGAATCGTGAGAGCCATTTACTGATATTATAACTCTTTTTTTTTATTTTCAATAAGATCTTTGAGTTTATATACTTCATTTTCTAATGAAATTATTTTTCTATAAACTTCATCTATTTTTGAAAAAATATCGTTTATATCATATTTTTTATCGAAGGGCAAAAATAATTGCCCATCATCTACATTCGGCTGCGCTACTTCAGCAGGTGTTACCTGCTGTTGTGTTTGTTGTACTGGAACAGGTATGTGGTGTTGCTGCGGTTGTGGTTGCGGCAAAGTACCAGCTTTGGTATCATATTCAAGCGCTAATTTTTGAAGATCTATATTACTAACACGTACATTATTACCGTCAATTACTTTGCTATTAATATCATTAATAGATCCTTTTACTGCACCAAAAAACTGCAGTAAGCCTACTTTGCTTGCGTAGTCTTCTAGCTGCTGATTATTACTCATCAATACCGTCAAGCAATCTCTTTACCTCTTCATCATCTACAGAGGATGAATCGCTCGACGAAATATTAGCTGCAGCAAGTACTGGTTCTCTAGTTGATGCCGGTCTAGTAAGAGCTGGCTCAGCTGTATCAGTAGATTCTACACAAAGAAAATGTTCATCAAGAACTTTCTTTAAATCATCATATGATTTTACAGGGTTAATTTTCTCAAGATCATGAATATTATTCAATACACTATCAATAGCTTTGGCATCTAATCCGTCGATTGCCTTTGGCATAGAGAATTTAGAAGATGTGTATGTCTTATAACCACCTTGTGATTCACAAACTATTTTAAGATTAACACCGTCGGATTTTAATGAGAATACCCGGGGACCGAGATCTTCAGCGTCATCACCATCAATAGCCCGCATAATAATCTTATGTAGTTGTTTGCCAAACTGAATGATCTTAACTTTACCGTTATTATCAGGGTTTGTAGGGTCATCAACAATAAACGCATTTACAAGCCAGCGCTCTGACCAAACCAAAGAGCCCGCTTTCTTTTTATCCTCTTCACTACCAGAACGAAGCATTTTATATTTTAATTCGGAAATAGGGTCTCTTTCACCAAACGTAGAGGGTGATACCGTAGAAAGAAACTTACCTGTTGCAAAACTATTCCAGGAATGCTGGAAGAAATGAAAGAAGGTCTTCGAGGGATCCTTAATATTAGGTAAAAGACGTACAACATAAGTCTTATCAGATTCCATTTTTAAAATGTCCCTATAAGAAGAATTGTTGCTTTCTTGGCGAACTAGGGCACTTTTAATACTTTCAAACATCGATTTGGTAATATCATTCATAAAGATATAATAGTATGTAAATTTTATATATCAAGCTATTTTCTTTAATCCTTCGCGTACCAATACTTTTAATTTTTTAGATTTAATAAATTGATTATAAATAACTTCAAGGTTTTCAACAACATTACCTAGAATAAATTTGTATTCTTCAAAATACCTATACATTTTTTTATTAAAATCTGTAAATCCCATGAGGGTATAAAAGTTAATCTTATGTGTTTGAAGGTGTTCAATAAAAGCGGGTATACTTTTTCCTTGTTCAATAAAGTTTAAATAATTTGTTAATTGTATATCTTGTTCTTTACAAAAAGTTCTTAAAAATTTTAATGACGAAATTGTGTACTCCAAGCTTTCTATATTGTCAGGATCAATAGTCTCTTTTTGCTTTTTGTATAAGTTGAATGTAGAAACAGCTTTAGGGCTAATATAAAACTTTAAATCAAAATATTTTTCATCAGAATATAATCTGTACGGTGCTAAAAAAAACTCATCTATATCTATTTGTTTGAATTTATTAAAAAACATTCCTAATTTTTTTATAAAAAAAATTGTAGATTCGTCTAAATTAGAAAAATCTTTTCTAAACGTATAAGGTTTATTTTGATTTTTTCTAGAACAACTTAGGTGTTTATTATAGATGAACTTTTCGAAATCAGTCAGCATTAACTATAAAACTTCCACTTATGGGGTGCGTTTTGTTTTTTTATTCTTCTCAATACGGATGGTTTATAATAACAGCGCTTTAATTTTAACTCTTCCATTACTTCTGTTTTCTTGACTTGCTTGATAAATGAGTTTAATTTTTTTTCGAAATACTCTTTATTAGTAGATTTTTTTGGATCTAATTTGACTTCCGCATTAATATAATTCATAATTTTTCTCTATTTAAAAATTTCATAATGTATTTACTTTTGTATAGTGTAGGATCAAATTCAAAAAACATTTTAAATGCATAAAAATCATTATCAACTTCTAGTACTTTTTTGTAAAGTTTTTTAATAGCTTCATTCTTAAGACATAACAAAAATATATTTGCTAAATTTAATTTTTTACCGTTAATAATATATATGAAAGTGCAAAAAGATAAAAAATTGTGCATCGTTTCTAGCTCAACCATTTTAAATGATGGGTTAAGTTCTTTGATGTTCATTTACGGGAAAAAAGTTCTTAGTCAGCTCAAGAATAGCCTCATTAACATTGCAAAATGCTGCGAATTCAGTTCCATATCCGGAAAAAGATTTATTAACTAATTGTCCTAAATCAACTTCTGCATTTTTTCCTTTTCTGAAATGAACTGTTTTCTTTTCTAAATCTATTACTATTGCAATATCAAAACCTTTTTTAAGAATCTTATGGGCAGATTCGTTTTTAAATTTAGTCGTAAATGTTGCGACTGTTGTATATGTCTTGTTATTATACTTTAATTTGCCTGCAAAAAGCTTTAAGTTTTTTAATGTTATTGCTAATTCCTTTAATAAGAGATTAATTTTATAATTTTCGGACTCATTAAAAAGAATAATACCTGAATTAAAACGTCTTACAAACGAATCTACTTTATTTTGATCGGGTTGAGTTTTAAAATAATAGAATAATTTGAGCGGTGTAAGATCATCGTCGAAATTATATGTTAAATATTTTTTAATATTATCTATAAAAATCTCTTGATTATTAGTTAGCGCGTCTTTAATAAATTTTCTAAAATAATCGTTAAACAGTTCTAGCGTAGTATTACTACCAGTTAAAAAATGTGCGTTCTCAAAACTAGGTTTATCCAATATTTTTTTGTTAATAATATAAACATTTTTTCTATCTAATGTACTAGGTATATTTTTTAAATTATAAAAACCCACAATATAAATAAACTTAAACGGTTCTAAATTTAACCTAGTTAAGTCATTAGCTAAATTATTTTCAGTAGAAACAACAATAGAAACATTTTCTTTCTGCGAGAGCCATTTAAAAAGCAGTACACACGTTGCCGATTCTATGTTCGGTGAGACCACAAAACAGTATTTCTCCTGCATTATTATATTATTTAGGAAATTTGTAGGTTAATCAATTACTATCTGCAAGAGTTTTTAGTGTTGACACCAAAGAATTGCTTTCGTCCGTATCATTTATTGTATCATCCTGGCTAATAGTTAAGGTAGGGTAATCTATTCTAAGTAAGACATTTCCAAAATTAGGCCCAAATCGATTCTTCATCATGCCTAGATGAATGACACCTAGTTCTCTCTCTTCATCTGTTTGAAATATACTCAATACAACGTCTGCAGTAGCTGCTAAACCAATACTTTCACTAATGGTTGCAATAGAAGGATCAGATTCACTATAACCAGATCTATTGAGCTGAGTAGCCGAAACAATAGGGCAATTAAAGATGTACGACATAGCTCTAATTTTTTCGGTTACATACTTAACTCTCTCGTATGAGTTAGTCCCCGTAGGGGAATGAACTAAGTTCAGATAGTCAATTACTATAGCATCTATCTTAATACCCTTTGCAATAAACTTTTTTATAAACGCATTTAGTTGAAGAGGCGATACTGTGGAAGGTGGAAATTCTTTTACAAAAATTCTAGCGCTAGGATTTTTCCTATTAAACTCATCTAACCCTACCTTTAATTGTTCCTGTTCACCCTTTAATCTGAAAAGTGGTATCTTTGTAATGTTAGATGATAACCTCTTCGCGTAGATCAATTCTGGCATTTCTAATGATATAATAAGAACAGTTTTGTTCTGTTTTGCAATATTAGTGGCAACATTAGCTAAAAATATAGATTTACCAATATTAGTTTCACCTGCAAAAACATACAACGCTCTGCCATTTTCCTGTAAACCGCCGCCAATTCTATGATCTATCCATGGGTAACCAGTAGAGATATAGTTCTCGACTTTATTTAAATCATCAACTATTAGTTGAGAATTAGATAATATTTCAACCCCTAAATCAACTGAAAGATTAATGCTACAAGACGCTTCAAATTTTTGTAAAATCTCTGATGTATTGATTTCGTTCTTCGAGCATTTGTCCGCAACTTCTAACATTGTTGTGTATACTGCTTTCTCTTTTAAGAATCTTTCTGTATTTCTTAATAATTCTTCTTCGTTAAAATTTTTATCTATATCTTTAAATCTCGATACTGCCTCTTTAAATGATTCTTTGAGTTTGTCAGTATTCAAATAAGCTTTAACTTCAGTAATAGTAGGCACTGTTGTATTTTTAATATAAAAATCTTTAATAATACCAAAAATACCTTTAATATTTCTATCTTTAAAGAAAGATGGTTTAACAAAATCAACTATTGATCCGAGATATTTTTCATCAGTAAGAGATTTATAAAGCACAATATGCTCGAAAAAATCTAAATCTAGTTCTCTTTCCTGCATATATCTATAATAGTTTATGTAAGAGTGATATCAATATGAGTATTCTTTAAGAAAAAGCTCTTCACTGTCAGTAAATTTTTTGTCAAATGACTTTAAACCCGGTGACGCGTGTATTACATGTATAGGGTA